GAAATCACCAGCGCGAAACCAAGCGCCGCCGCAATCCCAATTCCTCCAAGTCTTCCTCCGTGTCCTCCGTGTTCTTTGACTCGCTCGCTCCCGCTCGTCTCGCCCCTACGGGGCCAACCTGCGGTTGCTCTACCTCCCGCCTGCCACGGCGCTCGGTTGTGGTTAAATTCACCCCAGCAACTCGCGGAAACACGCCAGCGTGAGCAAGGCATCCTCCAGCGCATCATGTTTCTCGCTGGCGCGGCTCAAGCCGAGCGCCGCTGCGATGCTGTCGAGCGAGAGCTTGGGGTTGCCATCCTTGCCGAGCGCAAGTTCCAGCCCCTTCGTCTCATAGGCGAGCCACGCCGCTCCGCGCAGATCCAGCGAACGGCCAGCCTGCCATTTCAGACCGCACCGCTTCGCCGCAGCGTCCAAGAACCCGAGGTCGAAGGCCACATTACAGCCAGCCACCATCGCCCCACGCCGAGCATCCATCCAGAGCTGGAAATCAGTCATCACCACCGACTCGGCGCGACCCGCATCGCGCAGGAAATCCAGAGTCAATCCATTGACCTGCAAGGCTCCCGCCTCCACGATCCAATCCGCCGAAGGGCGTATCAAAGCGTGAAACGCCTCACCACTTTGCGCATCGACCGCCGCTATCGAGAGCAACGCATGGCGATCCGCCCGCAAGCCCCCCGTTTCCGTATCCACTACCACCATTTTTGTTTTCATAAATCTTCTTCGTCTTCGCTGTCATCCTCGCGGTCATCCGAATCCTCGCGCTCGGCGTTTTCCTCGGAGATGGCTCGCTCCAAGTATCCCTTCAACCCCTCCAGAGCCTCGGCGTAGGTATGAAATTCCTCCTCGATCCGCTCAAAGGTATATCCCTCATGCACGACCACATACACCTGCGGCAACCCATAGCTCCACCGCGTCTCGATATACCAGTGGCAGTCCCGATCCTTATGGTGCTCATCACCGATGAGTTCATACCACCGCTCGGAGAGTTCCGTGATTTCGTCTTCGATTTTCATTTTTTCATTCCAAACCTTCGCATCAACCCCTCAACCATGCTGTCATCTCCAACGCTACTTGGAGGGACGGCCTCCGTGCCGTCCGCGTTGCCCTCCGTGCCGTCCGAAGCCCCCGCCTCATAAGCAAAATCCCAGGTCTGTCGGAAGAGCTTGCGCAGCCCCCGCGCAGAGAGCGTTACCATGCCGTCGCCATCGAAGGAGGGGTTCCGCTCCGCAAACTTGCGCCACAACTCGTCCCGAGTCATCGCGCCTCCCCACGCCGCTTCACGGCGATATACTCAGCCAACCCCATCTGCCGTGGAGGGACGGCCTCCGTGTCGTCCGCGATAGGTGGCGGCACTGGCAGCAGCGGCCTGCCAAACTTCTCGCGCAATCCGTTAAAAAACAGCAATCGCGAATCGACGGATGGTTTATTTTTGGTCATAGGATTCCACATATTTCTTGATCCGCTCCAAGTCGGCCTCGGCATTCTCACGCCCCTCCGGCGTATCGGGGTAGCTCAACTCATAGCGGGGGAATGGCTTGTCCCTGTGCAAGCGCGGCCCCACCGCCACCCCATTTGCACACAGCACCAAGCGCACTTCAAAATCGATTTTCATAGCCCCAGTATGTTGAGCGCCAACGCCTCCAACGCCCCATCGTTGCGGAACTCTGGCATCCACACCTCATCCAGCGCGTATTCCGAGACATGCCGCTCACCCCAATGCGTGCGCTCCTCGCGGTATAGCCGCACCGGCACAAAGCCCATCTCCCTCGCAGCAGCCAACTCATTCGGGAAACGGCAATCATCCACCACGATCCGGCTCGTCCGCACCGCCTTCACCCTGCGCTGCCAAGCCTGCACCCACAGCGACCCGCCGATCATGTCGCGGCCCCACTCCGTGCCCAGGCGTTGCATCGCCCAGCGCGGGGTGCGCCCACAGAGCAGATCGCTCGGCACTTCCTTCCGGTCGCCCTCCAGCTCCCGATCCCCCAAGCCCAGCACACGCAACATCTCCTTGAGGGGATCCGCAAACTTCACCACCTCATACCCATAGTCCCTCGCCAGCACCCGCGCCAAAGCCGACTTGCCAGCGCCAGCCACTCCACACACACACAGACGGTCAGCCATATTACTCCACGGCCTCTGCCGTCTCCTTACCCTCGCCTTGATCCCCTCCGTGTTCTCTGTGTCCTTTGACTCGCTCGCTCCCGCGAGTCTCGCCCCTACGGGGCCAACCTGCGGTTGCTCTACCTCCCGCCTGCCCCGGCGCTCGGTTGTGGTTAATATTCCCACACTTCGGACACGCCCCGCCGCCAGACGGCTGCCGCATCTCGCGCTCCAGCATCCGCACCTTGTCCTCACCTTCCAGTTGTTTTTCCATACCCACCCGAAATCCTGTCAATGAATCCCAGCCGAGAAGTCCGGCACCCCCCAGTTCGGCACATCCCGATTCCGCCGCTCATTGCGCACACGGATCGCCGCATGGAGCCGGTTGCGCACCTCGTCCAGGGATTTCTGGTAGCTCTTGTCCGCGATGTTCTGCGAGAGATACACCGTCGCTTCCTGCTTCATGCGAGCAATCTCCGCCTCCAACTCCTCCCCCGAGTAGTCCCTATAAATTTCCAGCCAGTCCGTGCTCATACCCCCACACGGCAGCAGTCAACGCCCCAAAAAACTCACGCGGAGGCGCGGAGAACGCGGAGGGCTTGCTGAAAATCCTTATCGTAAGGATTTCACTCAAACTTCAACCTGAAAACTGAAAACTTTCACCTCCCATGGCCCGACGGCTCAAAAAAATTTTGCGCCCTTCAGACATGCCAGAATTAGGCTCGGGGGTAATTACCGGCTGGCCATCCACCAGGGCGGGCATAATTTCGGCGTCGTCGGCGGCCAGCTCGGCTGCCGTGGTGATGCCGGGCTCAATGTCGAGACGGGCAAGCGCCGCCTCCATTTCGAAGGCGGCGCGGTTGAGTTGCTCGGGTGTCATTTTTGGTTTGGTTTGGTTGGTGTCTAAAAAGTTTCGCGGGTGCTGGCATCGTCCCATTCAGCGAGGTCGTGGACTTGGGAGGGGACGTCGCCGGTGAATGTGTCGTGGTCTTGGCCAAGGTCGGTGAACTGAGCTTCCCAGTTGTCGCCCCAGACGCGGAGGCCTGCGGCGTTGAGTTCGGCGTTGAACTCTGCGGAGATCAGGGCTGTGAGGGCGGATGTTTTGGTTTTCATTTTGTGCGTTGGTTTGGTTGGTTTTTTGGTTTGTGTCAATAGTCGGCTTAATTTTGGATGACTCCGGCGTCGGCAAATGAAAACATAGCTGAATCGCCGATGACGAGGTGATCAATTAGGGTAATGCCGAGTATGTGAGCGCCGTCTTTCAGCCTTTGGGTGATTCTATAATCGGCTGCGCTTGGGGTTGAATCTCCGCTCGGGTGGTTGTGCATTACAAAGATAGCATACGCGTTTAGCGCGATGGCTGGCCTGAATACCTCGCGGGGGTGGCATATAGTTTCGTTAATGGTGCCGACGCTTACGAGGGCGTGGGCTGTGACGCGAAGTTTTGTGTTGAGAATGAGAACGACCATGTTTTCCCGCTCGGGGCTGAACCAGTCGGCTGTAGTAATGGACTCCTGCCAGTATTTAAATCGAGGTATAATTCTAACCTGTCCATCGCATCGAATCCACTCAGCGTCCTCAAGTGTTCCATCTGCGAGATACCATGCAGAACATCTGCCGCTCCATGCGTGTGATGTTATGCGGTGCAAGGCGAATGATTTTGGAGCGAATACGCCACCGTCGAATGTTACTTTTCTCATAATACTTCTCCCCTGGCTTTGCGTGTTGTTAATTTTTAAGGTTTTTAGGGATAAGAGCCAGTGTATTTCTTCCGTCTCTTATGACATTGCGAATCATATCCGAGAAATATGAACTAGTGTTTTTCAGCTTCGCAATTCCAAAATGGTCTCGGAAGTCCCGTGTATTTTCATGGATACAATTTCCAAGATAATCTTCCGCAATTTCCATCCCTCGAAAGGAAAGGGTTGCTTTAACCGTAAAGCAAAGCCAATCCCCCCTTTCTATCATTATTTGCGCTTCTCCGGTTTCATCCCATGAAAGGTCAGGGTAATTTTCCTCCATTGCATCAACTTTGACGGTAAAGTTGCGAGTGTTAAATGTGTATATGTTTTCTAGTGTTTGCATAGTGTTATTCTGTTGTGTGTTTAGTGTGTGTTTATTGTTTGACGATTGGAGCATTCACTCCATGCCGCACACTCCGTAGAATGTGCGGTGTTGGAATGCATAGCATCTCCTGTGCCAACTACAGGGCATCGAGAGCGCGTTGGATATCCCTCGCCAGCGTTCGGCGTGTGTTTTCCGAGTGCTTTTGAGCGTCTCTTATGATTTTTCCTCCCTTCTCATTTGCATCTTTTATGATGTAGTTTGCCTGCTCCCGTGCGGTGTTAAGCATTCCATCATGCAATCGGCGTGTTTCACTCCATGAAGCAGTGGGCATGATGTCGCATCTCATGTCATGTTCAATGAACGGGATTTGACTTTCGAGCCATGGTCCGCAGTATGAGTTTCCACCTAGTTTATGCGCTAATTCCATTAACGCCTGTATCTCGTCATGTTTTGTCATGTGTTATTTAATTTTGATTTTTTTATTTGGTAATTAAAACAAAATGAAGGAATAGTTCACTTCACTTTCAACGGGATTGATTTTCTCCCATGTTTTCTTGCCACAAGTGAGGGTTTTCGCCTTTTCGTTGAAAACTACAGTGTGAAGGGAAATAAACCCCCCATTGGAAGCAAGAACCGTATCGCATTTTTTAACGAATCCCCTCCGATTCCCAACACGAGCGGGGGTATTGTTTGGAAGCATATCGTTTGAGCCGATTTTCCTATTCATAGAAAAATAAATATCAGGATTGCGCCAAGTGTAGAGAGTGTGATCAAAAGACCGAGGAAGCGGGATTTTGCGCGATTATACTGGAGAGATGAGGATAATTTACTCATTGGAAAGATTCTGCTAAGGTTTCTGGATCAAACCCACGGCGGGCGCATTCATTGGCGAATGCTTCCCATGCATAGGACGTGTTTTCTAAGATATATTTAAAATATAGTGAACGGAGTTTTTTCATAAGAAGAGAAGAGAAAAGCGGGACGGATTGAACATCCCGCGTATTGGATTATTTTAAAAGGCGATTGATGAGCCTATAGGCTTGAAACAATGCGCGAGCTTGGCAATCTAACCATGTTTCCCGCGTGTTAGGCTCTAAATATCCGCCTTTTTTCTTTTTAAGCTCTGAGGGAGTGCAAAGTCTCTCCGCAATGTCCGCGTTATATATTGCTGAGCATCCTCCATAGCTATATTCTCGCCAATCCTTAGCACCGTTCAGTAATTCGTTTTTCACGTTTTCCGGTGTCAACTCAATTTCGGCAGACTCTACCATTTCGAGAGCGTATTCTTTAACTCCCTTTTTCCATGCGGAGCGGGGATTGATTTCGTTTAGCTTTTCCATTAATGTGTTATTCATTTGATTAGTTTTTTAGATGTTAGAGACAAAGACATACTCACCGGATTTTAGCTGACCGAATGAATAATTTGACAGTTCACCCCAGCCAGTCGCATTTTCGCCATAGCTTTTCCGGTCCTCTTCAAGAATCGCTTTAAGATACCGCTCAACCGCCCACGTGTGACAATCTGAACCGGATTTTTCATAAGGATATGGAAAGGACTTGCGGTTCCTTTGAGAAGATACAATGATTCGAGAGCCAGTTGAGTTAGTAGGGCCGCGATACTTTGAAAGAATAGCGGCACGGGAATTTTCGTTGTGTGTTTTCATGTTATATATAGAGTTTAAGTTTTTGTTTCATTTGATTTTTTATGTGCCATAATCGGCGAATATGACACAGCAAAGGCCGTGCCAAGTTTTCAGCGTATTTTCTCCAATACTTTACGCGAATTATTGCGCAGCAGATTCTATGCCAAGGGAAAATGCTGCCGCTTTTCTAGGCAATAATTGCCGCACTAGGCAGTAAATACCTAACAGAAAAGAGGGATTATTTGCAAGCTATGCAAAGCAAAGGACTTGCACGGAATCGCAGCAAATAGTGTGCCAAGTTTTCAGAGAGTAGGAGAAAAGGGATTAATCGTTATATCGCTATACAGCGATACTTGCCACATTGCGTATGGCAATCTTCCCGTGCATCGCCTGGCATTGCATCGGACATCTCGCCTTCACCATTTGCAATGCATCGCATCCGGTGGCCTGTCATCCGGCGCTCAATTCTTGGCAATAGCGTCACAGCGGACACTAAATCAAAACGATTGCATCGCCATTCTCGCACATTCTTAATGCAAGCTACTTGCAACAAAGGGCTTCATTCCATTATCTACTACCTATCTTATCAGAAGTTATGGAATTAAACTATTGCAATTCAACGTGATACAACGTGAAGCGGTCAGCCCGATGGAATGACACAGCACAGCAGCACAGCACAGCGGAGTAACAGCACAGCGGAACGGATGACATAAGAGCGGAGCGCCACAGCCACAGCGTAGAGAGTAGGGGTGGCACAGCGTAGGGGTGGCACAGCGTAGAGCGGAGGGCGGCAGGGGTGGCGGGGTGGGGAGGAGTCGCGCCAGCGTGGGGGCGTGAAACAAAGCCCCACATAAAAATATAAAAATAAAAATATAAAAATTACTTACTTATATCGAATGTTGCATTTGCGTAAACCCTTACCTGTTCGGTAGTAAAGTGTTTTATTGATCCTCCATCACAGATTACTACAGTCCATATATCGTTCTCAAAGGTTCCACCTGATTGAGTGTATATGGCGTATCCTTCTCCTAGTGGGGTGACTACTGGAATGGGGTTTTTGAATTCGTGAATCATGGTGGGGTGGCATCCTCGGCTGGGATCGAACCAGCAACCATCGAATTAGAAGTACGATACTCTATCCAATTGAGCTACGAGGATGTAAGGTTGGTTATACGTTATGCTGGTTAATGTTGCTTATGTGGTGTGTTAAGTGCGTGTTTGTTGCTTAATGCATCAAATTTGAGTCGTTATGCTATAACAGATGACTTATATGTAATGGAGATAAAAACGCGTTATAGGGCATCCTCGCGCAATGTAGGTATACATTTTAGTTGGTGTTGTCAGTGGTATCTGAATCGTTGGATTCTTTGCGGATTACCCAGGACATGTCGATTCCTTGGCCTTGCATGAACTGAAGGATGATTTCTTGGTCCCTTTCGAGTTCTTCGACTTTTTCAATTAACTCTTCTGTGTCTTCTATGAGTTCTGCTCTCTCTTCCTTGAGTTGTTCTATGATTGATCCAAGGAATGTGATTCCTTCTGTCATGGCTTGGGCTATCTTTACTGGGTCGCCTTTACCTTGGGATAGGGCGGCTATTGCTTCGTCTATGGCTACGAGTTGTGGGAATGGTGTCATTTATGCGTATGTTTAAATAAAGTTAGGTGAAGGCAGGGTTCACCTAACATCAATATTTTGCTGTTATGATTTTTAGGATAAGAACGCACCCCAGAATAAAACATATGAATGCAAAATTAGCCAGTAATGGAGACAGCACCAACCACCAACTCCAGTCAATTACTCCTGTCAGCTTTAGTGCGATGAATAGTAGGGTTAGGTAATTGCAGAAACTGCCGCTAAGTGATATCGTTGTTTTGTTACTCATATCGTTAAAGTGTTTCCCCGCTGTAGTAGTCCTCCAGAATCCAGAAGCATTGCCCCACTACACTTTCGTCCGGCATAGGAACGGGAAAAGTTTCATTTGATTTTCTTTATCGCATTCTTTAGGTCAATGAGTGTGCAGTCATCTCCGTCTGCTAAATGCATATTCTTTTTAAGCGTTTGCTTAATTGCACGGATTAGCTCATTCCTCTGATGTTCCATCATGCGTGAAACATCAGCCAACCTAAAACTCCATTGACCATTACTATCAAGAATCGCTTGGTCGGTTTCCGGCGTTTTGATCATTTCATGGATTTGCTACCGCTGCATTTCCATTTTTTGCGAGATAGGTTGTTGGGACTATTGGGATCACTCTTCCAGTCACCCTTGATCTTGGCAGACCTCGCGCAGTAGGAATTTGCTCGTTTGCTCCCAGGGTCAACATTTACTCCTTTTTGACCGTAAGAAACCTTGTTGGTTCTACCAGTCTTTGGATTGTTTACTATTTTAACTGATGATTTTCCAGTTGCGGGTTTTGTTTTCATTTCTTTTTTCTCTATAATATTGAGTTTTGCTTGTTGCTCCAGCTAAAATCCAAGGCTCCGTTTTTAATTCATATGGTAATACAACAATTTCATCAATTCCATTTTTTTCGGCTTTAATAACATTCATTTTTTTAAGAACGCATTTGTTTTTACCAAATATTTTTCTTTGGAACCACTTTGATACAACTTTCTTTGAAACTCCAAACCTTTCAGAAACAAGTAATAAACTATTAAACTCTTCTATTTTACCATCACTATATGTGAATATGTATTTATTCCTATATAGTGATTCTGCAATTTTTCTTTTATGATCTTCTGAAAATTTAACTCCAGCCATTGGAGCAGATGCGCTTTTGCAAAAGTTTAAACAATTATCATTACCAATATTTTCGTCTAAATATTTTTGCTCCTCATCAAGAACAAATTCCTCATCACAAATGACAAGTATCTTGAATGCCATTGCATCTTCTCCATATTTATTAAAACATCTCTGAAGCCGTAAATTGCGATGCATTCCAGATCGCAGTTTTGTTATATGGTTTTGCTTGCGAGCATAAACATTGATGCTGCTGCCATAGTATTTATAGCCAGCAATTTCAATTTCATATACACCCGCTACTTTTTCCATGTTATTTCTTCTTTGCAGTTTTAGCTGATTGTTTGAATGCTTGTGCCGTAGGAGCGCCCTTGCTTCCAACCTTCCTCATCTTTTCACCACTGCCAGCAGCGATGCGTTTTTGTTTTGCGTTAATTGCGGCATAAAGCCCTTGTGGTTTTTTAGTCATATTTTTTTGTGTTGTTTGTGAAAGTAGCATTTAACTAAATCGCCATTTCTACGATATCTATTCTATACTATTTCTTCTTCCAGTCAATATCGTCGTAGTTATTCCAATACTTGCTTGTAATCGGCCTTGGCCTATCACCTTTGCCAGCACCGTCAGTTTTGGATTTCAATGCTTTGATTCTGGCTTTCCTATCATCGTCGTGTTTTAGTTTCATAGTTTTTTAAAGTTTTGCAGGAACGAGTATGCATCCCCTTTTCAGATGTGGGCTTTCTGGAGTCTAGGAGGATCATTCCCCGCCCATCCAGCCGCTCACCTGTCATACCGCTACGCAATAGAGGAAGGTTAAAGACGGCAGTAAGTAGAACACCTGCCTGCTAAATATTACCCTACCTTGAAGCGTCCTTCAAGCTCACATGTTAATTCATGTTACCTAGTGTGCATCGCATAGCGAGAGGCAGAGTGGGTTACGTTGGTAGCGGGAGTTGGATTTGAACCAACGATTGGGAGCTTATGAGACTCCTGACTTAGGCCACTTGTCGATCCCGCTAAATTAATACGGGTTGGTGCGTTACTACCAATCATGGTTTCAGTATCGGCCCCATGTAATGCCGCTTGGCTGTTGATTCCAGTTAAGTAAGGTTGCTTCAAAGCTCGCAACTTAGCTGCATGACTCCATGCTTCCCGTAAATTTTCAAAGATCAAATTGGGACCGTCTCTCCGGTCTGTCACGCCTTTACACCAGTTAATGGAACTGGCAACTAAGGTGGGCGTTCACCGACTTATGGAAATGTTGTCGTTCAGCGACTCCAAGGAAAATCTTTATTTGTCATGTATCTAATATAGATTGTTTTCTAATAATGTAAATTTTATTTTTCAGATGCGCTTTCTTCCAATCGAGCCATATGCTTATGGAATCGCAGCGGGATGATTGGAGTTGTTCCATTTCTGTTGTGCGTTATGTGCAGAACATATGCGTATGGATCATCCGATTCCTCTACTGGCATAATCTTAGTAAGGCTATCGCAGTCCATCTCAAATGTTCGACTCTCGCGGATCGTGTTGTCCTCGTTGAGTTGAGCGAGAAGAACCACACACACATTCAACTCTTTTGCTACAATCTTCGTCATGCGGCTAATCTCTGCTACTTGGCGCTCTCGGCTTTCCTTCATGTTGCTTGGAGTTACAAGCTGCGCGTAGTCCAACATGATAATCTCACACTTGTTCTCAGCAACCAGCCTTCTTGCCCTGGCTCTAAATTGATTCACCGTCATTGAAGCTTCATCAACAATGTGGATTGGAGCTTTCATTCCTTGTGCCATGAAGTTTGATACCTTTGCAAAGTCTGCGCGATTAAGTTTACCATCACGCAGGTCATTCATTCCGATCTGAGCATGGCATGATGTAATCTTGTCCACGAGTTCACCAGCGCCCATCTCAAGCGATATGATTCCAATCGGAACCTTCTTGTCGATTGCTGGAGTAGTCACCATCTGGAGTGCTGCTGTTGTCTTTCCCTGCTTTGCGCGTCCGGCTACGATGTGTACAGTCTGAGGCCGGAATCCTCTCGTTGACATATTCCACTTTGGAAAACATGAATCATGCCCTCGGTTGATTGCACCTCCTGTTCTTGCAGCTTCTTCCCATGCCGTGATCCTGCTATTGAATACTTCCGCAATGTGGACAGACTCTGTTTTAGTTGTCATCATTCCGGTTATCTCGCGGCTTGCGGCCTCCTTGATATCTTCTGGGTCTTGAGTCCTATCAAGCGCATCTATCGCCATTCTCTTCGCGGCAAAGTGTATCTTCCGGCGAAGGTAGCAGTCTGATACTGTCTTGAGATATTCATCCCAGTTAGCGGATGAGTAAACAACAGTGTAGATTTGCGTGATGTAATGCTCGCCACCAATTCCATCAAGGAGTTTGGATGCGCACAATTCCGATGTTATTGTTAACAAGTCTATAGGTTTCTTGTCGAAATACATCTTAACCAAAGTAGTCCAGATGTCTTGGTGTGCTGGAGAATTAAAGTGTTCCAGCGTAATAATATCGGCAATCTTGCCAATGATTCGCGTGTCTTGCATGCAGGAACAAAGCAAGCCTTGCTCCGCGCCCATATCGGACGGTAGTTGTTTTTCCATAGTCGAGGTCGATTATACAGAAACTTCAGAACTTGTCAACGCATTCCGAAAAGATTTAAAAGGTCTTTTAAACCATCAGGGTCTTGAGACGTTGTTCTATTTGGTGGAAGCTCGTCTGTATACGATTCATCGTATATTCCTTCTTTATACGCCACATCGTATGTTGTATCAAAGAACTTCTTGAATCCCTTTGCTGACAATACAACTTTCCCGTCTATGAGTTGATTGACAAGTGAAGGGTTTTTAAGTAGATAGTATTCAAACAATTTTTCTTTACTCATAGAAATATAGTATATAAGTAATATCAAAAACTTCAATAAAAACATTATGCCAGGATCAATATCATACGCAAATCCAAGAGAAAAAAGAATGCAATCTTCTTTAATTCAAGAGGCAGCAAATAGAATGGGAATTGACCCAGAGCAATTTTTAGCGCGTGAAAAAATTCTACAAGCTCAAGAAGAAGAAGATAGAAATAATGCAATGGACCCTAATAAATCTAAGTTTATGTCTCCAGAAGAAAAGCAAAGAAAGTTAAATGCTTATAAAAATAGGAGATTTATTGAATTTGGAATTGGACATATACCTGGAGAAGGTCAGGTTGTTTTTTAAAATATTATGAAAAAATACAACTCACTTAAAGCGTTTTACGATCAACCCAAAGACGGCAAGAAAATTACCAAGGGACAACAGCAAGGTAAGAATGGATTCACAAAAAATCGTGAAACTGGCAAGGTCAAGACAGGCGCAATGGGAAAACTAAATTACTAATATGAAAAAACCTACAGTTGGCAATTACAATTATACACCACAACAAATGGCGCGAGTTAGCATAAAGCAATAATTGCCAAAGCAACAATTATTGCAAAAGTTTGATCGTTCATATTCCAAGTATTTTTTCTCCGTTTGGGTATGTTCCTCGATAGATTTCCTTCTGTTCTTGTTTAACAATAAACACAGATGGTTTTGTGCTATGATCCCAATGAGAGGTTAGTTTAGGTTTTTTGAACTGAACTAATTCAATTCCCATTTTTTCTGCAAACTCAATAGCTGAAAAATCATTTACATATAAATCCCTATAGATAACTTTTTTTATCTTATATGCAGCAATTGCTTTTATGCAGTCGCTACATGGCATAAGCGTTGAGTAGATAGCCTCGCCCTCTCCTGGCTTAATATATCTCAGTGCGTTTTGTTCTGCATGGATAACGTATTTTCTGCGCTCATCTCGATTAGACCAGTCCTCTTCTACACCTTGTGGGAATCCATTATATCCGACAGAAGCTATAGAGTGATCTTCCCGAAGTATTACAGCGCCAACTTTATTCCATGGGTCTTTGCTTTTATTTGAGACTGCCTCTGCAATTCCAATAGCATATTCGTCCCAGTTCATTATTAGATGTGCGTAGTCTTTTATTATTGGATGTGCGGCTATTGGAAAGACTCACACTCTTCTTCGAGTGTGCAGGCAATAGTTTCAATTTTCACATCGCCAAAATCGTCCTCAATGTTTGCGAGTGGCCTTGCGTCTTCTGATTGATCGTTCTTATCTGCCCGTGCAATTGCAGCTGCATTCGTATACTTCCCGTTAGGGTATCGTTTGGATAGTTTAATTATATTTGCATTGATGCAATCCTCTAAAGAGATGTCCAGATCATTTAGAAGTCCGGTAAGATAGAACAAGATGTCTCCAGCTTCCTCCAATACATTCTCCATGTTGATTGGCTTCTGATACACGCAATGCTTCTTAATTGCGTCCAGAAGCTCTCCAGCTTCGCCGGACACGCCAACTGCCATATGGAGTAGGTGTGCTTGGTGTGGGGTTAATTGGCGAATAATTTCATCCCCAGGCTTAACGATTGAATTTACGAATTGTTGATATGGTGTTGTGTTGCTCATTGTGTGTATGTGTTGAAATATGCTAAACCAAAACATCCCCTTTCTGCAAGACGAATTGTTTGGCCTTCTTTACCTATCCATTGATCCAACTTCTCTTTGGTTAGTTCAATTGGATGCCCATCATGGGCTGGAACATTAACCCATTCAAAGATTCTTAGCGTTTTTGCTGCGCTCAGTGCGTTTTTGATGATTAGTTCTGGATCGTCTGTGTGCTGAAGGCAGTTATAAATCCACGCTTCATCGTATCCTTTGGCAAAGTGCTTAATGATTAAATCCTCCCCGCGAATTACAATGGGCGTTATTCCCTTTGCGGCATATCGAGCATATGTCCAGTCTGGATACTTTAAGGGATCGATTACAGTTCCGCGTTGTCCAAGGTTGATTGTCTTGAGAAGCATCGATGTTGGACCACCACCAATATCAATGATTGAATTTCCACCAACATCAAACGAGTATCCCGCCTGCTTTAGACCCATGTATTGAGCATAGACATAGTGCTTCTGGTCTTCGTCAAATGTATTGCAGCAATCGCCCCAGTATTGCGATTCAAATGTGTAGTCACTCATATAATGCTTGGATAAAACTTATTCATTGCTTCAATTCCATTTCCATCAGAATACCACCCTTTTCCAGTGTAGACATCCATGACATCATCAAAATACTTCTCGTACATTGGAGCCACTTTTTCCAATGTGAAGTTCTCGCCAAATTTACGGCAATCGTATGGGTTGATCTGATCAATGTTTTTAACAGCATCTACGAAGTCACCCATCGTTCTACAGCGATAGCCAGTGATACCATGTAGGTTGTTTTCAGCAAAGCTACCCCAGTCTGTGGTGATAGTAGGAGTGCCTGACAACAAGTTTTCAATCTGAACACCACCAAATGGTTCTACGTACATGGATGGAAGGAACGATGCCTTGGCATTAGACATGAGCTTTTTTCTCGTTGGAACATCTGCGTATCCTACATACTCAACGTGGTCTGGAAGCTTGTAACCTTCCTCCTTCTGTCCAGCAATGACCAACTTAACCCCTGCTCTTTCTGTAGCTTGGATAGCAACATCTACTCCCTTTCCATTATAAACTCGGCCAAGGTATAGGAAGTAATCTTCTTTCTTGCTCACGAAGTCGAAATCTTCGACATCGAAATAGTTTGGAATAACAACGTCATACCAATCTTGGTTACACTGACCAACATTCTTCAGTCCACAATAAGCATGATAAATTGCGTAGCTCTCCCACACTTTCCACCTAGCCCAATGTCCACCAGCATATCCAATGCCTGGCTCAACACAAATCAGGTCTTGGTGGGCATCACATATGGGACGTACGCCAGAACCCCAGAATGGCAAGATAAACTCGTTACTCCGTTTCCGTACGGATATTTCACGGATAGCGTTGTCGTAAAACTTACGATACGCATGGTCGTTGGTATTGAACTTAAAAAAGGTCTTGCGCCAGTCATGTGACCCATAGCTCTCTCGAAAGTCGTGATTGGTAAGTACGGTGACGTGTTCGCTGCATTGTAGATCAGAGTCTTCATGTCCATAGTGGATAACTGTGTGACCTCGCTCAGTCATCATTTTTGCAAATTTTACTACTTTTTGCGTGTACGCACAAGCGTTGAATTCTTTTGAAGAGACTGTATGCGGAAGTCCCAAAACGTGAAATGTGTGTTTCATTACCGTAAAATCATATCATATTTCCTATATCCGACAAGGTATATCTTAATCGGATATATCGTATATTATGCTTGATGTGGTATATTAATATCTCCCAGTTGGTTTGAGGTAAAGGCTTCAGGATGCACTTCGCCTATTGCGTAGATGAAGGGCATCAATTGACATTAAACCTCCCATATAGGAATCGGCAAATGGCACTATCAGCAGTAATGCTACTATCTTTAACGGGCCGCACCAACACTCAACATTCACCCTTAGTAGCACCTTCGCCCACATCGCTGTGGCGTGTATTCAAAGATCATATTGTTGAATCCAACGATATGATAATTGTGACTGGTTGGCATGGCTTCATCATTCCAGTCATGTGCGTTTCTTGGTGAGTGCGATTAAATTCTCGTCACCATTTTCTCGATCATATGTCGCTTACCGATACAGCATCTTACAGGCTCTTTTAGGGAACTGCCGTTAGGCTTCATGCTAAAGAAAAACCCGCCTTGATAGTCGGATATCAAGACGGGCTTTGACCATGAGGAAAATTTACCATCTCAAATCTCCGACGATTCAAGTAAGATGTGGAAAATATTATACAGATTTTTCAACAAGTCAAATATTTCTTGAAAGAAAAAGTAACTTGAATTTCTTTCAGTATTGTTTAACAATAGAAGCATGAACGCATTTCATTCCGGCTGCATCGGAGATATTATTTATTCTTTGCCAACTATGCAGGCATTGGGAGTAACGAATCTTTATGTTGATGATCGTCCATGGACTAAACCAATCGTGAATAGGATTGGCGCATTCTCAAGGCTAATAGAGGCGCAGGGGATAGCTGTAAAGAAGCATGAAGGTGAGAGTATCGACGTTGATCTTTCAACATACCGGAATGGGGGGATGGTCTATGGAGACAATATTGCTAACCGAGTAGCAAGGTGGGTTGGTGCTAAGATTGATTTGAGCAAGCCGTGGATCAAGTCTGGAAAGAACAACTACGCATCTGGAAAGATCGTAGTTAGTCGTGGAGCAAGGTGGCATGGTGAGTTTTTTCCATGGAAGGAAATCGTAGATACATTCGCGGAAGACATAATGTTTGTTGGGCATGAAGAAGAGCATGAAGACTTCTGTAAGAAATTCGGAGATGTGGAGCATTTGCACACAATTGACCTATACGATGTTGCGGAGGCTATATCTGGTGCACCCCTATTCATTGGGAATCAAAGTTCACCTAACGCCATTGCAAACGCACTACACGCCCCAAGCATAGTAGAAACATGCTTGTATGCGTTTGATTGCATATATGAACGGTACAATACGATATACTGCCATGATGGAAATCTGAAGGCAATTATCTCAGAAAAAAGTATACAAGTTTCCGACAAAAAGCCATTGTCTGGATATAAGATAAAAATAGAAGGAAAAACACTTTGCGCCAAAGATGAGCATATTTGCATTGCGCTTGCGCGAGCAGATTGCTATTTACGAAAACTAAAGTATAGCGTAGATCAACTTACTCAATTGGTAGAAAAATATTAAATGGCTACGATTAAGTTACAGAATGGAAATGTAGTATTACAGAACGGCAATGTTAGTTGCGAGTGTTGCAACTGCACAGACTTCCAACAATTTTCAGAAAGGCATGGATATGATGAATGCCCTAATGTGCTTGGTCAACCATGCTTTCCACCAGGAATAGGATCATGCGCTGGAAAAAAAATAACCGGAACATTAGTTTCAAGGATTTTCCCAAATTTTTGTAAACAGGGGAAAATACCTAAAGCCGATGTTTATGCTTCCTTTGATGACTTTGGATATATTGGCTCGTTGTCATGCGATGAAACCGCAAATTGTAAATCGTGTGGAGTTCAAGGAACAATTGATCCAGATGTCGAAGAGGTCGGAACAACTCATTTTAAATTAAAAATTCCATTTCAAGCAACAAATGCATATTGGGGTGGACCATATAGTATCAATTGTTCTGCAAGTTTTTATTTTATATGATTGAAAGTATTGTTTTTACAAGACCAGCAAAGGCTGCAATATCATTTAACAATTGGGCTATGTCTGGATTTAAATTAGCAACAAAAGACACATTTGAATTAAGGAAAGAAATATGTAAATCATGCGAATTTTGGGATAATTCTTCTTTTAATAATACTGGTAAATGCAATAAATGTGGATGCTCAACATGGGCTAAATTGCGCTTAAATACCGAAAGGTGTCCTATTGGGAAATGGGAGGTTGTTGAAAAAACACTTGAATAACATAATTGTTAACAATATATTTCATACTTTATGCAGCCAATCAAAACAACTAACGCAATGAATCCAGCCCCAGCCAAGGGGATTCAATCACTACCAACTCCGGTAATAGATGATGTAATCATTACTGAAGTAGTGAATGCGTGGAAGGGTGATTACCAGAAGTTGGAGTATGGAACGATGTGGGATAGCGTACCACATGGATCGCAACAAGGTAGCTTTCCAGAGCATAAGTTGGTTTTTCAGCAGGTATCTAGCGAGGATGGGCAGTGGGTTAAGCGAATCTGGGCTAATGATCGAGTAAACCAAGACAGCTACAACTATGCTATTAAGTATAGTTCTGGATCACAAGAGCATCCAATTTACATAAGAACATATATAGTTCCAAGAGAAACATACTTTCCATTACAAGACTTAACTCCAGACGATATGTTTCCTAATGCTTTGCTTACAGATGAGGCTGTAACAAGGAATGAGGGTACACTTGATTCAAAGTATATTACTGTAACAAGGGTTTTTGAGACGCTTCCTGGGCCAGTCGTTCCTTCTCAAAGATATAACGAGCGTGGCGATTTAGAAAGCATAGACACGCAAACTGTCTTGCCAAGAACGCCTCCTGATCCTGACGGGCTTCTTATTACTGGATCGCAGGTTGTCCAAGAGGATGTAAGCAAGGGGGTAAAAACAACATCGTCTGTTAAAAGCCACTCTACTCTTAGAATAAAAGAAAAAAAAGAAGGGCTACTTGGAGAAACAATTACAACTGATGATATTGTAGTCCCATCAACTGAACCTGATGCATTATCCGAATCCGTTGTTGCTTCAATTGTTCAACAAACATCAGCAACAAAGGCTATAAAAAGAACAACTACATCTACTGGACCGTCCAGTCTTTCTAAAAAGGCAAAAGACGGAAAGTTGCTCGGCGATGTTATTTCAACACAAAGTATTGTTGCTCCAAATACCAATCCAGATTCACCAAGTTCAACAATTCTTTCAAGTGAGGTTAATCAAGTTGATTCTGGTAAGGCTGTTAAAACAAATGTTTTACTGAATAGTACTCCAACGCTTTCCGGAAATCAAAACGAACAAGGTTTACTTGGAATTAAGTCAACAACAGAAAGAATTGTTGCCGCTGGCTCTTCTGCCGATGCATTGTCATTATCAGTTATCTCATCTCAAGTTGATCCAATAGACTCGGTAAGGAGCAGGAAAATTACAGTAACATCTTCTGGACCATCATCATTATTAGGAGGTCAGAATAAAGATGGATTACTTGGACAGACTAATGTTATTGAAGAAATCGTTCCATCTGGAACTCGTCCAGATTTACTTAGTCAAAGTATAGTTTCATCAGTTATAGAACCAATTGATGGAGCAAAAAGTAAAAAAACAACTATTTCTTCAAGTGGACCCATAACTCTTTCTGGAACAAGAATAAATCAAAGAGGAGAAATTGAAACAGTTAATGAAAGTATTGTTCCCGCTAATTCTTCTCCAGATGCAGATTCTGTAAATACAATATCAAGTGAAGTTGAACCAATTGATATAGCAAAGTCTAAAAAAACAACAATTACAGTTCCTGCTAGGGTTGTTCTTGCTGGAGGAAAGGCATCGTCTGGGTTACTTGGCAGAACATATGTTACAGATTCAATTGTAAATAATGGAGCAAGTCCAGACAGTTTAACATGGAATGGAAATAGCGGAATTATTGAATCATATGTTGAGCCAATTTCTGCAACAAAATCAAAAAAAACAACAGTACAATCATCTGGGCCAATTAAATTATCTTCTAATACGCTTATTGAATCACAACTTGGATTGGTTGAGGCAAGCGTTGAAAAATCAATAGTTGATTCAGATACAGAGCCAACAAATGATCCTAATATTGGATTACTATTAGTTAAAGACTCAATAAATAAATTAGATAACGCTAAGTCTGAAAGAGAGTTTGTTAAGGTAAACGAGTGGCCTGAGAATGTTAATGTTGATTATGATGAGCAATTGGGAATAGGAATTTACTATAAAGAAACAATTGTATCTCCCAATGAATATATTAATCCTAACTATTGGGATGATTTGTCAAATATAGACTACAAGGCTATAGACCAATGGAAGAGTCTTAAAAAACAAATTGATATAGATCGTGTAAGTCAAGCCTTGTTAAGTCAATATTATAAAATTCCAACACAAGTTAAAATGAAGTTGCCAGATAAACTTAAAAGTGCAACTTGTTATTTGGCTAACAGTTATGGGGCTGGAACTGATTTCAATATATCTCAAGGCGCAAATACTGGATCATATAATATGAGCAACTCTGGCTCATCTAAATCATCGTGGTCAATTGGTGGTGATATTTATTTTGAAATTGAAAATGGATATGATGGTTATTTGGAAGGATTTAAACATATCTTTTTTGTTCAAATGCTAAATGGAAGAATTTCAGATTCTGACTCTGTTATTAATATATTAAATAATTTTGCTCAATTTGGATCAAGAACGATTCCGGAAGTTCCGCCTGGTGGAGTTATTACACTTTCTGAAACATACCAAAAGTGGCCATATCTTAGAACAAAAACAGAAAACCTTGTTTTAATTACAGGAGGAAGGTCGCTATCTAATTCTAATTCATTATCTGAATCTGTTGGAATAAATGGATTCGCTTCATCTACTGGAGAAGGAAAGTCATTTGATGTAAACGTAAGTGCAAATTCAATTACTGTTCCCCAGACATTACATCCAGCGATTACAATCAATATTAATGAAGTTAATTCTGTTGTAGATACTAAAGGAATTCAGAAGCCAACAATATCTGTTAATCCAAGTACGTTGCCACCTACAGACCCGCCTCAGTTTGTTCCTGGTCAATATCTTATTGATGCAGAAATAGAACTTTATAAGTGGGGATTTGTTAAAGTAACTGCAATTACGGCAACAGTAACAGTAGCTCAAATATAATGGATAATTCTGTTACACGAAACCAACAAGCTTCAAGTGTTGAAAATATGCAGATAAGAATGCCTGCATCATTTGATTCTGGTGGGCAGTATATTCCAATAGGAAAGCAAACAGATGTAAACGGGAAAGGTATTCCCGCAATACCAGACTTTTCAAAAGCCCCATCAAGCGGGACATATGTACTTGGATCAATCAATGGATCAATACAATGGATAGCAACTGAAGCTTGTTAACATTTTACTTGATTAAATAAATATATTATATAAAAGAATTATAAAAAATATTATGGCAAGAAAAATACGAGGAAATCAAAAAAATAATGCGACATGGTCGCCATATAATGTTTACGCTTCTAATAAGCCTATTACTCTTAGGAATACAACCGAAACATATTCCACTAATCAGCCTAATCAGCCTAATCAGCCTAATCAGCCTGATCAACCCATCCAACCATCTATAGGTGATTCATATAATAAAATGATTGGTCAATATGAACCTGATATTTCTAAATTTACAGGGATGCTGCCAAGTACAAATCAATTTACAGAACAGCCTGGTAAAAATGGTTTTTATGGCTCGATGTCTGGACTTGAGGGGGCATCAATGAGATTAGCTAATGCTGCGTCACAAAGGTCAATGGCAGAAGCCGGATATGGATCAGGACTTAAACGTGGAGAAACAGCAAATGAATATGGTCTAAGAGATATTTCAACAGCTAAAGAATATGGACTGAAGGGTGGATTGCTTGGTCAAGAGTATGGATTAAGAGATGCCTCAACTGAAAAAGAATATGGATTGAAAGGTGGCTTAACCGAAAAAGAGTATGGATTAAAAGAATCTCAAACTGCAAAAATGTCTGGATATAGTTCTCCACAAGAAATGCAACGTGATATCAGAAATTATAGATTAAGAAACCCAAGATAATAATGAGAATAACACTTGGAGAAGCGAGGCAACAACTCTATGCCTCAATTGTTCCTTCGCTTGACAACCAAGCGAACATAGATCGTTTTAACTCATATCTTAATCTTGCTCAAGAAAGACTGATCAATAGTGGGAAATGGAATGGAACTATACTTCCTGTTAGGTTTTATTCTCCAAGCGGAATAATCACGCTTCCAAGAAGGTTCACATCTGCACTTGCAGCTAAGTGGAACAAAGATAATGGAAATGGAATTGCAAGTGGTCCAATTAAAATTCGAAACGGATGGTTTACATATCTTACTCCAATTTCTGATTTGTGGACAGCTTCATATTGGCCGAGATATGGATACAATGAAACATTCTTTGATGATCTTGGTGATGGGTTTGTGACGTTTGCAAATCCAACATTTTCTACGTTTACTATTAAACTTGAAATTGAAAATGCAAGTGATGCAATGAATCAAGTTGTTATTAAAGGTAAAGATCAAAATAACAATGATGTAACTATGAGCGTAACTCTTGTTGATCAAAGCATTACTATTAACCAAGTATTTTCAAGAATTACATTTTTCCAAAAACCAATTACAAATGGAGGAATTAACTTGTATGCGGTGAATGGAGCAAATGAAGAGAAGGTGGGGGCATATGAGTCAACTGAAACAACTGCCAGCTATCATAGATACGCAGTCCCCAAAGAACCTTCAATTACATATCTTGATGTTCTTTGTAAGATTCGATTTGTACCATGCGTGTATGATACAGATGAGGTAATCGTTTCAAACCTTGGAGCATTGAAGAATATGCTTACATCACTTCGATTTGAGGACGAGGCAGATTTGGATAGGTCTGAAATGTTTTTTATGAAAGCATTGCAGCTATTAAACGGAGAAAGTCGAGAGGTTCGCGGCGGTTCTCAATGGAGATTAAACATTGACAGAGCATCAATGCAATTTGAGAATCTTTGGCCAGGAAGATAAATTATGTCTACATTTTCACAAACACCAGGAGAACTTAATGTCGAAGCTGTACTTGGAACGGACTTTGCCTTATCGTTGAACTTTTCAAATACTATTTCAGATTTCACATTTGAATCTGAACTTGTATTGCAAGAATATCCATCGCAAGTTGTATTTCCAATTACAACAACAATTAATGGATCAAACATTGTAAATCTTACTTTAAGCCAAGCTGAAACAATTGAAATTGGAGTTATATCAAATAAGAAGTGGCATTTGAATAGAACTAAAGATGGTATCACTCAGATGGTTCTATCTGGAAGATTCCAAATATCTGATATTCCAATTGGTCAAAATTCTGGAGTTCGTGAGTATATTGTTATTAACGACCTTACTGTTTCTTCGCTATATGCCGTTGGAGCGCATGGCGCGACTGGTGTCCGTGGAGCAACCGGAAGCACTGGATTGACTGGAGCTACCGGTGCAACGGGAATTGGAGCAACTGGAGCAACTGGAATTACTGGGGCAACGGGAATTACTGGAGCAACGGGTATTCAAGGAGCAACAGGAAATCAAGGTTCTACTGGTGCTGGAATAAGATTACTAGGAACCGTTCCGGCTATTATTAACCTTCCAGGAAATGCTAACATCGGAGATATATGGATTGTTACAGCACAGAATGGTGATGGATATTCTTGGAATGGTAGTGCGTGGTTTAATGTTGGTCAAATTTTAGGTCAGACCGGAGCAACTGGATTACAAGGAATTCAAGGAGCAACTGGAATTGGTGCAACTGGAGCAACTGGAATTGGAGTCCGTGGATCAACTGGACCAATTGGAGCTACAGGAATTGCTGGATTGGTTGGGGCTACTGGCGCTGGAGTTAGACTTCTTGGAACTGTACCTTCTGTTGTTAACTTGCCAGGTAACGCTAATATTGGAGATACTTGGATTGTAACAAACCAAGCAGGAGATGGATATTCTTGGAATGGCATTGCGTGGTCTAATGTTGGTCAGATTAAAGGTGCAGCTGGATCAACCGGAGCTACTGGCGTTGCTGGTGCTACTGGTCTTGCTACAATATTTTCAGATATAGCTCCTACACCAGTTAATGGATTGAATTGGGTAGATACATCTACGATGAGATATTATCAGTATTATGCTGATGCAACGAGCAGCGCATGGGTTGAAGTATCAAGTGCATTTGTAGGTAAAACCGGAGCTACTGGATCAGTTGGAGAAACTGGTGATGTGGGGGCTACTGGACTTGAGGGTGCAACTGGCATTCAAGGGGAAATTGGATCGACTGGGCTTCAAGGTGATCCTGGTGGCGCAACTGGGGCAACTGGTGTTGGGTCTACGGGAGCAACTGGATTGATGGGAGCGACTGGAACCAATGGAATTAACGGAGCAACTGGAGCAACTGGAGTTGGAGCAACTGGAGCAACTGGTGTTGTTGGTGCAACTGGACTACAAGGAACGCCTGGTGGGGCAACGGGACTAACTGGAGCAACTGGTCTGACGGGAGCTACTGGACTAACTGGAGCAACTGGTCTACGTGGATCAACTGGAGTAACTGGAAATGTTGGCGCGACTGGAATTGGAGCAACGGGACTAACTGGGGCAACTGGTCTGACGGGAGCTACTGGGGCTGGCGCTACTGGGGCAACTGGATTTCCAGCTCCAAAAGAAATAGGCATAGCCGCCACATCAGAGTCAGAAGCACTTACAGTTGGAGCTGGGAAATCTTCAATTAGAATGCCATATGATATTACATTAACATCTATTGTTGCATATGTTACAACAGCACCAACTGGATCAAATATAATTGTTAATGTTAAAAAGAATGGTACAACTATTTTTTCTACAAAACCACAAATAGTCGCTGGAACATTAACAACTTATGGTGGAGCAATCCCAGGTGTTATAGGAACTTCATCTCTTGCAATAAATGATGTTGTTTCTTTTGATATAGATCAAATAGGAAGCACAAGTTCTGGTTCTGGATTAAAATTTTGGCTTATAGGAACATAAAATGAGCTTTGTATTTAATACAAACCTTCCAAGAAATGGAATTAATTGGAGATTGTTTTCATTTGAAAATACATCTCAATATCAAGCTGCTATAAACCAAAATGTTGGTAAAACTTTTATACCAACAGCATCTCTTGTTTCATCTCCTTTTTCAAATACTTCAGCAGTAAATTCAGTGGCTCTTAGTAACGGAGATTTGTTGTGTAGTGGATCTGAAGGATTATATACATTTAATCCAGTAACACTTCAATTTACATATAAATCAAATAATACATTTTTAGATAAAATGTGTCTACTTGATGATGGCAATGTTTTAGGCATACAAGGATTTAATGGGCCAATAATTATCAATCCAAATAATGGGTCTTATGTTAGGAGCGGCGATTTAATAATTATAGCTTCAAAAACAACTTATAATGGATCGCTTGAAATAAACCAATCCCCACAAACATTTACATTAATTCTTTCAGATAGTGCATTAAAATACACAACTGGAATAATTGTAAATGTTCAAGACAATAATGGTTCAAATTCATTTATAGGAACAATAACAGCAACAACATCAAATTCTATTACAATACAAAAAACATCACAAACAGGAATAGCTACATCTGACTATTGGGATATTACTGTTGTTGGACAAACTGCATCTGCATTAAATACATTTAAATCATCTATCTTAAACTTTCAAAAAATACCAATTTCTACAAATAAAACACATTATGTTTTAACTGACTCATCAATGAATAGAGGTGTATATATTGATGCATTAAATTGGACTATTTCTTTTGAAGCAATTAGTTATAATCCATTATTTAAATCAAGTTCAAAATATTCCGCAGATACAATTAATTCTTTGATTAGGTTTCCAGAAACAACTTACACAAAAATAATCTCAACAAGGCTTACAAATGCATATGCAATGTCTAATGATTCTAATAATTTAAAATTAGTACATCCAGGCGGAAACATTACAAATTCATCAACTATAGATAATCCAAATGTTTTTTGTTTGCTTCCACAGATTGATTCTCAATCAAATAATCAAGCGCAAGGAAGAATACTATTATGGGTTACTGGTGGTCAATATCAAGTATGGAATACTGTAAATAATGCAATACAAACATCATCGGTTTCCGGTTCTGCTCCTGATAGATATACGCAACCAGTTCAATTACTTGATGGAAGAATATTTTTAAAACCATTTCCAAACAATAGCAATCCATCTTCATTTTTAATATTTGGAGGTGGTGGTGGATTTAATCCAAACGTAATACTTTCTCCTTATTTTAATAAATGGAATTGAATTTTATTTTTAAATAGTATAATAATTCAAAAAACAAATATATGCCAATCGACTTTCCAAATGACCCAATATTAAATCAAGAATTTTCCGCAGCAGGTAAAACATGGAAGTGGAATGGTTTTGCGTGGGATGCAATTACACTTACTCCAGTTGGGGCTACTGGTTCTACTGGACCACAGGGAAGCCCAGGCGGTGCTACTGGCATAACAGGTGCTACTGGAGCTACTGGGTTAACAGGATCAACCGGAACTGGGTTTAACTCATCGGCGTATGTTATAGCGCAAGCAGGAGATGATTTGATTGCAAAATACCAACAAGCTGCTGCTTTAACTCCGAATGGATCAGCTAAGTCTTCAACAAATAGGGCATCTCTTATTTTAATGCCTGGTTTATATACATTTAGTCAATACTATGTATTTCAAACAGAATTTGTTGATATTATTGGATTAGGTTCACAATTCAAAAAACCATCTGTTATTATTCAAGGTACATTTGATGTAGAGGGAGATACATATTATCATTTGACCTTCAATGCAAATGACATAAGAGTTAGTGGAATTTCATTTTTAGAACAAGCAGTGTATAATGCAGATAATAAACCATTGCAAATTTTCCAAAATTGCATAGGTGGAGAGGGTTGCTTTGGCGCAAATGTTAATTTAAGCGGCACATTTATTGATTGCGTTGGAGGGATTCAAAGTTTTGGAAGTGGAGGTGGAGGGAATGCAAGTGGTACATTTACAAATTGCATTGGCGGTGATTATAGTTTTGGCGGGTCTGAAGAGATAGCAAGCGGAAAATTTACAAATTGTACTGGTGGCGATTTAAGTTTTGGTGGCGGGTCTAATGGAACTGCAAGTGGTACATTTACAAACTGTACTGGAGGAGAACATGCATTTGGTGGAGAAGGTGGAACATTGTCTGGTAAACTGTTTTATTGCAGACTTACAACGGGAACATTCTCAACGCCAACCGGAGCTGGGGTTATTCGCCTATGCATTGATGGAAGTAATAATGTAGTAAATCTACCTGCATAAATTTTTAGATAGCAATCAAATCAAATAGTGCTATATATCAATCAATAATCGTTAAACAATAAACCTATGGCTGCTAAAAAAACAAATCCATTAGAATTAAATAGCAACACACTAAAAGAGCTATTTAAGGATAGAGGTGAATTGCCAACACCATCATTTTCTGCTGGTGGCGCAGG